GTGAGGTTTGGGGCAGTTGTCGTTCGCCTCGACAAGCAGCACTTGATCGTGATACGATATGCTGCCGTCTCCCATCGTTCCGATGAACGCCTTCGCGCAATCCGGCAGACTGGTCATGCGTGGCACTACTTCCGCCGGCACGGTCTGCGGAATCTGTTTGACGATGAACTTGCCGGCCCATGCGGGATCTGAACAGCGTCGGAAGGTATATCCCCTGTTAAGATCGTCGATGATTTCAGAGAATTTCATACATTTTGATATTTTGATGTTAAAGTAAACCTTCTGTCTCTACGATCCGCGCCACGGTGTCGATGATGCCCGCCATCACTTCGGCGTAGTTCGGTGCCGTAGCGTACTTCGCCCCGGTGTCGTCCACCAGCCGCCGGGCAAACTCTTTCGGGTCGTCCCGGTAAGGCCACGCATCGGCATATCCCGGTTTGCGAAGCAGTTCCAGGTGGTTGTCGAGGCATTCATCCAGCGACGCGAAATTCCGGAAATACCGATAGACCCGGTATTTGTATTTGCACGGTCCGACGTGTTCGATCGACACGACCCGCTCCGGTGCTTTGAACTTCACGCTCGGGGTCTTGAAATACTCGGTCGTCAGTTCCAGCGACACCGGGTCGGTCCACTTGCTGCCTTTCGTAATCCCGAAGATGTTGTTGCCGATTCCTTTGATCTTCCATCCGGTTTCCAGAGCGGCCTGCGCCGTCACGAATAGCGGATGCACCCCGCCGGAACGATACAGCCGGGCCGCAGCGGGATAAATCTTCCGTACGAATTCAATCTGTTCTTTTCTTGCCATGTTGGTTAATTCTTGGTTAGTTTTCCTGTGCTGCCGTCCAAATACTTTTTAGCCTCGTCGACCGGGACCTGCATCTTGCGGGCGACCTCCCCGGCCAGCACCTCGCGGAATATGCGCAGGAACCGCATCTTCGGGTTCACGATCAGCGCCGAGCCTCCCATCGACCAAAGTTCCACCAAACAGATCAGCGTGCATATGGCGATCACCGCGAGCTGCGATTCCAGGTTGGCCATGCGTTCGAGCAGCACGAATCCGACGATCACGGAGGCATACAGCGCCAGTTTCGACAGCATGCCGTGCCGCCCCAACTCGGAAAGCGCGAAATGCCCGCGTTTGATCTGCGCCGCGATTCCCCAGACAGTATCGAGAGCCACGCAGATCACGACGGCGTTGATGGCCGTCTCGTATCCTGCAAAGAAGTTCATAACGAAAATGCCGGCCGCCGCGATCCAGCCATAAACTGTCTGGAATATCTCGCCCAGTTTACAGCCGAGGTTAACGATTATTTCAGTCAGGCGGCTCATCTTATCTCGCAGTTAGGGTAAACACGATGAACACCACCCATCCTACGGCTCCTCCTGCGAGCGTCCATAGAATGTCCTGCATGTCGGCTTTCGGGTCGATCTTGCGCTCCTTGACAACGGCGGCCGTCAAGACGGCGACCATCGACACCAGCAACGGCAACCACCGCCACCAGGCGCCCAACGGCACGGCCACGATCAACGCCGCGGAGGCGATGACCGCCCCGACTGCGAAGTGTTGGTATTTGTCTTTAGCGATGGCGTTGAGCCATCCGATGAGTTTATTGATAAGTCTTTTCATATATTTGTGGTATTTCGAGAGTTAGGCCGACAGGTTACTTATCCGGGAACCGCTCCCTGATCTCGGCCTTCTTGGCAAGATAGAGTGCCTTCTGCTCGTCGGCTTCGAGTATCTTGCCCTCGGCCAGATAGCCCTCGTAGGCCATCAGATATTGATCCGCTTCGGCCCGGTAGGCCATTTCCCGCAACTGTTCGGGATCGGGCTGCGGCTCCGGTACAGACGTGTATTCTTCCCAGCCGACCCGGATGCAGTCGGCCTCCTCGGTGTAGACCTCGCGGAGATCGTTGCCCGGGGTCGTGATCTCCGGGCGCTCCGTATATTCCACGGGTTTGTACCCCATCGGGCCGAGGATCTCCAGCCCGGGGTTCATGATGACCATCCCGCCCTGCCGCACCTCGCCGGGGGCCGGGATCAAATATCCGTTTTCAAGTTTGGCGTATTGCATAGCGATTGCTGTTTGTTATTCGTTGTAGAGGATCTCCGGCGCACCGTTGGCCGCCATGTCGTATCCGCCGATGGACTGAAACAGAGGCTCCATGTACTCGTCGGATAAGGGGAGTTGCTTCGCGCTGTCGAGCCAGGAGATCGGGACAGACACAGGAGTGATCCCCTTGATCGTTACTTTGAGATGACGTGCCGTTGCTGTCTCATCGTCATTACCTCCATATATATAAAGGGCAGGAGTTCCGGATCCTGGCATTTTAACAAGAAGAGTACGAGATTCACCTACTTTAGCTTTTTCAAGCGTACTCCAATCTTGGCCATCCGGAGTTAAAATAGTTGCCCCGGTAAGGCCCAAAAATCCTACTGATCCTATTGGTTTAGGTTGGTAATCCCACTCATCAACCACATAGTCTACGCGATATATACAATCATAAGGATATTTTGCTTGAGTAAGAACCGATTTATAATATTCATCACCTATGTTAAATTCATAGATTTTTGCTTTCGGTTCCACCGCCGGTCCTTTTCTCGACTCCATCAGATTCTGCGGCAGGTATTCGGCAAGGAGGCCGACAGAGGTGATGCTGTTGACGGTAATAGTTAAATGTCTATTTGGATCACCGTCACTACCACCGTAAATTGGGAAATTATTTACATATCGTTCGTTATAAACTACAATATCAAACGTGCCATTTTGGGCAGGGATAGGATATGATATACCTGCGAAAATACGCGGAGATCCGGATTGATAGTCTGAAACAGTCACATTGATTTTATAATATTTTCCGATGGTTATAGGATTCCCGGTTATATTATAGTAATAAGGCGAATCAGATCCGTCCCATGTAAAAGAATTACTACCAATTAGATTTACCGATAATAGCTCCCGCATCGCCTTCGGCACGACGTACCCCATCGGGTCGCCGTTGTTGTCGAGGGCCTTCACCTCGTCCGCGCTCATGGCGTAGTTGAAGTGCCGGTGCAGAAGGTAGTCACCTTTGAATCTATACATAAACCTGCCCGTAAGAGCCCCTATTACATAGTATGCGAATTGAGGTGTTGAATACGGCGCGCTTCCAAGTAGTTCTCCTCCAACATATACAGATTGTTCTGTTTCTGTTGTGACAAAAGTGATATTATATAGTGTCCCTATGCTAATATCTATCGTTTTGTTAGTGCCCGAATAGTAAATCGACATTCGGCCATTTTCCAAAATATCAATTCGCGGAGATGCGTTAGATCCGCGCGTATCAAACACGCATTGTCTTGATTCAAATGTTTGAGGAACAAATACACACTGAATCGTACACGGCACATGCAGCAAGGCCGGATCCGTCGTCGAGAATCCGCCCTGCGCCGTAAGAACCCCGCGCTGCATCCTCTTGGCCTGCCGGTAGGCGGCCATCTTCTGCACGTTGTTGTAGTAGTACAGCAGGCTATTCATCGTAGGTCATGTTGCCCGCACCGAACAGGATGCAGATGGTGTAACGCTTGTTTTCCTCGGGCTTCGACCAACCGGTGATGTTGAAATCCTCCGGGAAGGAGAACTGCGTAGCCGTAGCGCCCGACGTGAATCGGATGATCGACGGCTTCGTCGAGTTCTCGACGCTCGCAATTGTCAGCGAGGTTAGCTCGCCACAGACATACATCGTTCCGCCCTTGACATCCAATGAAACGGCAGAACCCTCGACCTGCTGCACGATAGTGCCGTCGTCCGCCCGGTATTCCGAGGTTACGTAGCCTTTGGTCGCATCGTCCCAAAAAGCCCAGTATTTGAGACCCCCGACATCCACGATCTTTGCCGGCTTTCCATTGAGGCTATTCAACCACTCTTGTCGTGTTCCAACGAAGCCTTCTTTTCGTGCAAGATCGTAGGCGCTGTCTCCGGTGTTGCCTTTGAGAATTGTGGCGGTGATGATTTCGGTGGCCATTACCACCTGATTGTCAGTCGGTCCGTCCCAGAGGAAATGTTTTGTGTCGGCCGGCACGCAGATATTGCGGATTTTGCTTTCGAAGTCGTTGTTCGGGACCTGCATGTAGAGTTCACGCAGCAGGGGTCCGCGGCCCAGAGAGTAGCGGGATAGGGGGATGAATACCGCGAGCGTGTTGGCGTCGATTTTCTTGCAGCCCATGTAAACGCCACGGGTGCGGCTTACGGTGTAACGGCAATCGTGCTCGGCACGGTAGACGATTTGAAAATCTATTGCATCGTCGGGAATCGGCGTTGCAATGAGCGTGTTGTTCTCCGCGAGCGTGTAGAAGGTTTCGGTAAGCTGGAGGTCTGTTTTCCAGTTACATTTTTTTGTAGTCATATTCCGGGAAAAAATTTGTGGGCAATTCGGGTTCGGGGAGTTTTTCGCGGTTGAAGTAACGGCCTTCGTTTTTATCGGCGAGGTGGTATTTGAACGTGTAGCTGTTCGATTCTCCGCGGGAGTGTTTCATTTTGTAATCGCTGACGATGATCCGGCGCCATATTCCCTGCATGAGAACGTAGCGGTTCGTGCTTTTCATGAAGTCCTGGAACTGGTTCGCGGAGCGTTCTGTTTCGAGCCGACCCGTGCTGGCCTCCCATATCGAGGTGTAGTCGTTGATGAGTTCCTTTTCCGTTGAGAGGGTCTTAAAGGTCAAGATGTCACCCTCGGGCTGATATGTTTGCTTTCCTTCCAGCATAAGGGTATCAAAGGCGCCCAAGGTGTTCTCGAAGCCGAAACACACATCGTTGTAACGCTCGGGGCGTAAAACATATCGTTGGGCATATGGCCTGTTGGGTATTTCCGATTCCGTAGTTTCAGCCGGGACTGTGTCCGGGGTTACCTCTGGATTGCTGGTTAGGTATTTGTAACCGCAGCCGAATACATCGTAACAGTACGGGTCGAGGTCATGGGCTATGCAATGACTTTTCCATAGGTAGGTGAAGTCGGCCCGGAATTGTTGAAAATTGGGGCCGCTTGGGAATTTGAAAAACGACTGTGTGAATGTGCGGCCGTCTCTGGTGTAGAGGGTTGATTGTATTTCGTATCTATCAAAAGGTGGGACCGGAACAAATGCCAGCCATTGCGGCTGTGTTCGGGTCGTTTCTATTATTTGGGGCTGCCAGGTGAGAAAGTTTTTCGCGAACCACACTATGTTGATTATACCGAGATCGTTGGTGTTGCCCGGTATTACATATCCGGAGGTCGATGGCGCAACCTCACCGGGGGCCAGGAGTCGAACGGCAAGCCGTGGCAATGCCTGGGAACATGTGTTCGGCTTGGTCATGGTTACCGAGTTCCGGATCATCTGCTTTGCGTATACGGTGACCCTTCCATTTTCATCAGGGGTCATTTCGGCGGCGACCACGAGTGCCCTGCCGTCGAGTTGCACCGTAACATATACCTTCGAGGCCATTATTCCCGAAAAGACCACATCGGGGAGGTCGTCGAGAAATCCATATGCCGGCAAACCGGTGGTCAATGTTGCCATTTTCTTTTTTCGTCAAATATAGGGCGCCTGGGCGCCAGTTGAAAGGACAAATTACACCTCTATAAATTCGACATTCGCAAAGGCGATATCCGCTTTGTCGGAGATTGTGAGTTCTATTGTTTTGATTAGGAACAGACGGTTATAAATCATAATTTTACGCCAAAGACGGAGGTTTGCGACATCTGTAGGCGAGAGGAATACGTCAGCCTTGATCGTGTCCTTCTTCCTCATGGACCACTCTGCGAAATCTTTGTGGAACTGTTCATATAATCCCTTTTCACCTCCGATGGCGATGGAGTAGGTATTGTCTGACATTTCCGTTCCGCCGTCCACGTAGGGTATTGGTTTGGTGAAATAGTTCCCCTGGTCGAAAAAGTTATGATTCCGGAGCATTCCGATATAGACGGTTGTAGGACGCTCCCCTCCGACGGTCGGGAAGTCGATGACGGGGGCCATGCTGCGTAGTGTTACCTGTGAATCCGTCGACCCTTCCCGAATTGGGGTGGCGACGTTCGCCGGGACGCATTTTGCGCAGTTGAATCCGATGTTGTTTTCGCAACTCTTCGAATCTCCGGATTGTATTTTTTTCTTCTCCAGCCCTGCCTGATAAACAATATCCATTGTAGCAATGGGTGTTTCGAAACTGTTGTAGACTATACCCTTGCGTCCTTCGTAGTGGTAATATAAGCGGGCCTTAACTTGTTTGCCGGAATATATATTTCGGGTTTTGGCGATTTGAACGTTAATATAATTCGCGGAGGTTTGGAATTTTCGAAACATGTCCTCATATGTATCGCAGGTTATGATGCTGGAGTCTATTTCTGCTTGTCCGAGGTCGTCCACCTTGGAGGGGGTGTAGTTGCTGTTTTCGTTGGCATATTCCAGCGTGTATCCGTTTTCTTCTCCGGCGATGATAGAATAGGCTTCCGCAACCCTGTCGCTCCAGTTTATGAACGTTTTATCGTTGATGACGTCCTTGTTGCTTTGAATGATGTAACCGGCCCCGTTGGAGAACAATGTCGCGCAAAACATTTTTAGAATGTTGCTCACAAAGTCGCTGTTTGTCATCTCCGGCAAACCGTCAGTGGGTCGGAAATCTGAGATTTTGGCAATCGTATATCGTCCTGTGTTCGGATCATAGGCGTCTTCATATACTACTGGAACGCCGTGGCGTTCATTCCTCCAGTTTTCAGGTTTGTATGGTGCAATAATAGCGAGCTGGTCGATGTGCCAGTCAATACTGCTGGGAAAATATACTCCCGGTAGAATCTTTTTGAGCAGGAACGGCACCTTGACGGCCGGTACGATATAAGGTGTGTCGGAGTATGGGAAATTGGCATATTTATCAATCAGCGAACATTCGGCAGCCCCCGCCGCCGTTGCATATTCGATCTTGGCGCTGTTCGGCTGACGTATAATCATCGGAAGGCCAAAATCCTGGTAGTTCCCGTTTCGGGCATTTTGAACGAATGTCGAGAGTTTTATTCCGTCGTATGTGTTCGAAGGTAATTCGTAGATATTCCCTGCGAGTATTTCGTCCATGCCTTTTCCTACGAACGTATATTTTAGGGCGGAGTCTGAAAATTCATCGAATTGCAATTCCCCGGTAAATATTTCTATCCCGGCAATAATAATAACTGCCGGAATCTTCTGCACGAGCGGTGGGAGCATCATAGCTTCGACGAACCCGAACTCCGTTTTGTTGGTCGGAGTCAGTGAAAATTCTATGCCGGTCGATACGGCCACGGGAAGCCTGTCGTCCTCGAACATGGGGTTGTCGAGTGTGAAAGTTACTTCCTGGTCCGGTTTGTATTCGAGAATATTTTCTGTGCGTAACGATTTGATAAGCATATTTATCCTAATTTACCGCGCTCTTTCATTCTTTCGTATTCTGCCATTTTTTCCAGGAACCCACCGCGCCCCATGAGCGAAACATCGGATTTGAGCGGTTTTTCGAGGATGCCAGCGAGACGGGTTAGGATTTGTATCATGGCCTTGTTTTCGGGGGTGTCCGTTACGGGGGCCGTTGGGAGGGAGATTGAAGGCATTGATCCGTTTGCCGGACCTCCTGCGGCATAGCCGGGGGCCTGGATCATGGCGGGCATTACTTGTGTGAAATCGAAATCCCGGAGGCGGCCTTTTTGGCGTACCGCTTCTATGGTGTTGATGATCGGCGCGGCCGTGGGGTTCTGCATGGCTTCGTTGGGAATGACGTATTCCATTCCGTTTTCACCGACGAGAACCGTGGGACGGTCGATATATCCGCGGGCATCGGGGTTGATCCGGGCGTTGAATTTCCGGCCGTCCTGTGCTCGTTCAACGAGGAAGCTGCCCTCCTCGGCGCCGGCGATAGGTGTTGCGGCGATCATGGCGATTTGTGCGGCGCCCATGGCTCCGGCGATTGCCGCTAAAACAAGGTTGGGAAGTGCCTCGGCGATGGCCCGCGCCGTCGCAATCGTGGCTTGTGCGAGATTTTGGGCTTTTTGGCGTTTGGCCTGCCTGATTTCCAGTTCCTTTTGTTTCTTGTCGTACTCCTCGTCCATGCGCTCGGTTTCTGCATCATATTGTTCTTGAGTCATCAATCCGGCTTTGAGCCTGTTCTCCATGGATTTTTTGCGTTCGTCCTGATTCTTTTTGAACTTCTTGAGTGAGGCATTTTCTTTGGTTGTCATCATTTTGTCGTAGCCCGAATATAGGTCCATTGCCATATTGGCGGCTTCGGCCGCAGCGAGCAGGGCCATTGTCAATTCTTCGGCTCCGAATTTTCCGTTCCCGATATTCTCAAAAAACAGAGACCAGTCGTCCTGTGAGAATCCGAATAAACTACTGCCTTGGTTCTGGGTGAAGGAGTAGCCGAGTTCGTCCACCTGCTCGGCGGCGGCATCTATGGCACCGGTCACTTTCTTGATTCGACGAATAAGGTCGTTCTTCTCCTCCTCGGAAAGCAGGGAGGAGTCGATGTCGATTGTCTGGAGCACGCCTTTGAGGTCCCGGAACGACATTGTGCCGGTGTCGTTCAATGATTTGAGTTGCGCGAGGGTACTGCGCAGATATTCCTCGTCGAACGCCTTCAATTCGTTGTATTGCTGCCGTTTGAGGCGGGCGCGTCCCTCTTTGGTGCGGTTAACGCTTTTGAGTTGGAATTCGTGATGATCCAGCATGACTTGGCGGCTCTGCTTATATTCATCCTCTTCCTGTTTGAGTGCGTCCATGGCCCGTTGGAGTTCGATTTTTACGAGGTTCCGATTGTGCTGTGCTTCGAGTTGTTCCAGAGCGGCAGCATTTCCTGCATGCTGCTTTTTCTTACGTTCATAGTCCGCATTCTCCCGGTCCGTGGCATTCGTCATGTTCTGGATGCGGAGATCCTCGGCTGCGTCGGCCTGCTGTTGCTCGCGCTTCTTCTGCTCGATCCGTTTGTCGGAGAGTTGGGCTTCGAGTTTCGCACGGGCCTCTCCAGCATCTTTATTCGAGGCGAGGCGGGCTTTGAGGAATGCGATTTCGAGGGCCAGCAGTTTGTCCTGGTACTCCTGCTCCGTGGCGATTTCTCCGTCGGCGAATTGCTTGCGGAGCTTTTGTTTTTGGACTTCAAAATCCGCTTCCGAAATCTCCGATTCGTTTTTTTTCAGTTCGAGGAGTTTGTCGGCGAGCTGTATTTCGAGTTTTGATCTGTCTGCGCCGGATTCTTTGTTTGCCGCGAGGCGGGCTTTTAGGGCCGTGATTTCGAGGGCCAGCAGTTTCCCTTGGTATTCGCGTTCCGTGGCGATTTCCCCGTCGGCGAATTTCTGACGGAGTTTCTTTTTCGCAGCCAGGAAGGCGGCGTCGTTGTCGAGGCTCCACTTGTTCTTGCTGTCCCCACCGGCAGAGGTCCCGTTAGGGTTATCCGGATTCAGTGGATCGTTGCCAGTTGTGTTAGGCTTTGTGGTCGTCGGGGTGGTTGATGTGATCCCGAAGCGGTTGCGGGCCTCTTTGTCGGCGGCATTTTGCGCGTCGCGGAGTTCTTGTAGCTGGCGAACTAATCGCTGCACTTTTGCGGAGCCGGTCGTGAGCCAGGCATCGAGAGGCTGACCTCCGAAGAAGGCGTTCATAATCTGGCTGTAATATTTCGATGCCTTCTCGGTGTAGTACTGATCGTTGAGTTTTTCCCAGAGTTTATCCGATATTTCGCTGAACTGTTCATCGAAGGCGGTTTGCTGGGCTTCGACGAATTTGTTGTACTGCCTTGTTTTGGCGCTCTGCATAATGGCGGCAGTCAAAGAGTTGTACTTATCCCGAAGGGTTTGCACGGTCAGGGTTTCGTTTTTCAGCGTGCTGTCGTATTTGCCGAATTTGTCGATGATCTCCTGTTTCGTGTCGTTGTACTCTTTCGTGCCTACTTTGCAGCCTTCCAGTTTCCCTTTCAGCCGGTCGAGTTCGGTGCGCTCGGTTGCGGCTTCCGTCGCAGCATCCCGCATGTGGCCCGATAACAATTTTTGAAATTTGGCTGCCGTGCTGGTCCGGTTGGAAAATAGCGTAATGACGCTCACTAATCCCGATATGGCGAGTGTGGTCCAGCCGACGGGTCCCATAGAGACAAAGAACGCCTTGAAGGCCAGACCTGCGGCCCGCAGGTTCCCGGCGAGGAGAAGTTGCGCGGCGGCCATCAATTTCGTCGAGGCTGTTCCTTCCTTCATTGCCAGGGCCTCGCGCATGAGCGCAATTTGGTGCGCTTTGCTCCATGTTACCAGCAATTTTTTTCGGGCGAGGAGTATGCTGTCCCACTTTCCCTTAATCTTTGCGGCTGCGACGTAGGAGGTGTATGCAGCAACCAGCACAAGGATCGCCCCTTTGTTCTTTATCAGCCACTCGATTAGGATGCGGGCGGTTTTGATAAGCGATGCTTGTGCCGAGAGGGATTCGTAATAGGCAGGGAGTAACGTTTTTCCGAGGTCGGCCGCCTCGGCCGTGATTTGTTTTTTCCGTTTCTCGGCTATTGCTTCGGCCGAGTTGTTCATGATGTTGAACTCCTTCAAACACGATGTCCCCTCGGTATATGCACGGTTTGCGATCTCCTGCTGTTCGCGGAGTTTGTCGGTATTTTGGGCCAGGGCTGTCAGTACGCCGGTTGCGCGAGTCCCGTCGAGTTTGAGGGAGTCGAGAGCTGCGACGATCTTGCCCATCGCCGCGCCGTTCGATCCCATGCCGTCGAGCATCCGGATAAGGGCCTCGTTCATATCTTCGGCCATCAGCTTCTTGAAATCTTTGACGCTCATCTTCGCTGCGGCCGCGAAGGCGTCCGTGCGGCGGTACATTCCGGTTATAACCTGGGACATGGATGTTCCGGCTACCTCCATTGTCTGCCCGAGGTCGTCGAGTGTTGCGCCCAGGCCGGCGATGTTGGAGAGGGACATTTTCGCAGAATGGCCGACACCACCCACGCGGCGCATGAACTCCACGATGTTCGCCTCGTTGGCCGTCGAAGCCTTGCCGAGTTCGTTTACCGCGGCGGCTGTTTTCATCATCCCCTCCTCGATGCCGAACTCGTCTTTTATCTGGAATACGTTTACCAGTTTCCCGATCTGGCCGATTGTTGTTTCGACGTTATCGCCGAGGTCTTTGCCGAGTGATATTTTTATGATGTCGGCAGCGCGGGTAAATCCTTCGATGTCATTCTTGGCGATGCCGAGTTTTCCGCCGATGCGGGCCAGGGCGAGGAGTTCGTTTTGCGCGGTCCGGGTGTCGATATTGGCAAGTATGGCGTTCAATTCTTCTACCTCCAGCCGGGTCATGCCGGTAGTTTTGCGGGCGTTCGACATAGCCTCGTCGAGTCCCGAATAGGTCTGTATCGTTTTGTGAAGGCCCGAGCCGTACATGGCGAGCGCGGCGAATGATGCCGTAACGGTTCCGATGTACTTGTTCACGTTGGTAGCCATGCGGCACATAACACCCTCGGTAACGGTCGTTTCGGTTCGGAGCTGTGCCATGCGGCCCGTTACAGCTTGTAGTTCGTTTCGCAGTAGTTTCCATTGCGGCGTCCCGGGGACGACGTTACGCATGGCGTTCCGGAGTTCGGCGTGTCGCTGGCTTAACTCCGCCGTGGTCATGGATGTAACCTTCATTTCGGACCGGAGTTGCTTAATCCGGGCCTCGTTGGCCTTGATCGTTTCGGAGTTCTTTTTGATGGTGGCGGTTATTTCGGCGATACGGGCTTTGTTCTCGCCACCTTCTGCTCGGAGTTTTTTCTGCTCGGCCAGCAGGCGGCCGTTCTCACTTCGGAGATCCTTGGTGCTGCGTGTGAGTTGCCCGATTTCTTTGCGGGCGGGGTCGCCGTTGACGATGATGTTCAAACGGAGGTCTTCTTCTTTGAGGTTCTTTCCCATCGCTGCTACTTGTTTTCGAGTTCAGAGCGAATGCGAGCGGCAATATTTTCCGTGAAATCGTTGGCGAGCCGGTAGGCTATGGAGTTGAAATGCCCCCAGATGAACCGGTTGTGAATTTTCCGGTTCCGGCGGACGATCTTCGAGCCGTATTTCATCGCTTTGAGGTCGAGGAAGCGTTCGTAGGCGGTGTGGGTGAGAGCCAGTTTTCCGGAATACGCGGCGCCGGACGAAACCTCGGCTTCGCGTCGGGCTACGATATTTTTGGAATGAAAATGCAGCCGCGCGGCAAACGCGGCTTCCTGGTTCGTGAGAAGGCGGGCGCCTTCGTTGGTGAGGATTTCTTCTACAAATCGTTGCTCGACGAGTGATGCCATGTCATTCGTTTTGCAACAAAAATAGCCGCCCGAAGGCGGCTATTAAAGGACAAAAAACGGCGTAAATTGCGGCTGGAGAAGGTGCGAGGCCCCCCCCCTCTGCCGATTCACTCGGCCGGGTTAAGTGGTCTTTTTTTTGCAGGCGCCGACCACGCAGGCCAGCAGAAAGAGGGTGATGCCTATTGCGAGCCAGAACATAGTCGGGGGCTATTGAAGTTGTACGTTCAATCCGAGTGCTCCGGCGATACGGAGAAATGAACTCATTTGCATGTCATTTTCTCCGCGTTCGATTTTGGAAATATAACTGCGCGGTACGTTCACCTTGTCGGCAAGCTGCTGCTGTGTCATTTTAAGGGCTTTGCGGCGGTTGCGCAGAATCTCCCCATAATACCATGCCATCGCGTTTGCGTGCATCTCTTCCCGGGCCGGAGTTCCGGGCTTTCCATATTTTTCATCGAAAAGCTGGTCTGCTGTTTTGAATTTTGTTTTATCAATCATATCTGTATCTCCTCTATTATTTTTTCCGCTATTGCGATCTGTTTTTTATAGTCCTTTTCGGATTTTTTTAGGAAACTGTTTAATAAATAAATTTCTGTCGCTGTTATAATGTTGTCGCTATTGGTAGCAAAAATCACCGTTCGGTACGCATTGGAGCCGATGGCTACCCGAATTTCATAAAACCGCGTTCCTGTCAGTTGCTTGACGAATTTCGTCGGGAGCGCGTATATACGTTGCACAATATCCAACGTGTAATCGTATTTTTTCTGTACTGCTTCCGGGAGTGAATTGTAGAAACTTATAAACTCTTCCGTCTGGTATACGGTTCGAATTGTTTTTACAGCTGTTTCTTCATCTTTCATGCCACAAATGTACCTAATTAGGTGCAAACATCCAAATAAATTCCCGGAAAAATGAAAAGGCCGACGAATTATTCCCGCCGGCCCTTGCGGTGTGCATGCAATTATGCTCGATAGAGCATTATGTCGGTGTATTTTGAAGTATGATTCAGAATAACAGATACCTCTCGGCGATTTGCGCCGGCAAACGGGTTCCCGCCGATGCTGTTCGACTGCATCCAGTCGATCAGTTCGACGATATTGGATTTGTTTGAGGTAAAATAGATATAGGGGTGACCGTCGATCACATGGAGTACGTCGAGGTAATCCCGCAGCCGCCAATAGCATTTGTAGACTCCCGCCTCGGTCGAGAGATAGGGCGGATCGACGAGGAACACGACGCCGGGAATGTCTTTGTATTGGGAGAACAATTCGCGGTAGTCGGCTTTAATGATCTCTAATCCGTCGAGGTATCCGTCGCAGACATAGGGTGTCTGCTTGGTAGTATTGTAGAGCATCTGCTTTTTAATCTCGCAGATGTTTGTTGCGTAATTCCCAGAAAACAAAATTGAGGAGGAAATCGTGATGTAGTCCACAAATCCGCTCTGCTCGTGTTCTTCGAATAGGGCGATGATCTGGGCCTTTGCATCTGCCGGAACCTTCGCCATGCGGGGGATGCCGGCGAGGATTTCGCGGATTTCGGCGAGGATCGCGTTCGTCCGTTCGACGTTCTCTATGCGGAGGTGGTAGTCATCGAAGTCGTTGTAGATAACGCGGGCATCCGGTCGCTCGCGTGCCGTGATGTGGGAGAGTAAGCCGGAGCCACCGAACAGATCGACGAAGGTCGTGGCCGATGAAAATTCACGCAACGCTTCGCGGAACTGGTTCACAAAGCGGCGCTTTTGCCCCATGAAGGGAAGGGGTGCGGCGCTATATCGCTGAATTCCCCCCCCCACTGATTTTACTGTGTTCTTCATTTTGTAAGGATTATTTGAGTGTTATCGCTGCCGAATATCCGTTCCAGCCACCGAACACGCCGGCTGCTGGAAGCACCTCGATTTCGATCAGTTCCATGTTAGTCAGGAGGGGACACACGCCGGGCAATCCCTGGCCTCCTATATCCGCGGAAAATTTTCCGAGCACTTTTTTCAGCATGTTGATCATCGCAAGATATTGCCCTACGACGTTGCATTTCGTCGCGGTCATTTCCTTTGCCTTCTCCAGCGTATAGAGAATGAAGGTATGGGGGCCGGTTATTCCGTCGCAGTTCCCGGATAGTTTCGCCAGAGGCATGGAAATAATGATTTGGGGGCCTTCGATGGACGGGCTATTGAGTACGGTGGTTCCCTGGTTCTCGTCGGCTACGATGTGTGGCTCCGGAACCGAAAGTCCGACATTGATCGTTTGGCAGTACTCAATTATCCGTATTAAGTTTTCTAACATGGTCGGTCGTGAATTTATAATTCAACAAAAGGGCTAAAACGTCTATGATGTTGGCCTCGGCGGTTCCGGCCATATCTCCGAAGATGTGCTTTTCTGCGAGGTCAAATTGCACGCTCAGCCAGCCCAGGGTGTTTCCGCCATCTTCGTTTTTGCTGAATAGAGGTTCGAAAGACACCTCGCGGCCGCTTACGTAGAATGTGCCGTGTTGGATATTGTCGATGCAGGTCGCATACCAGAATAGGAAAAGTTGTTTTTTCCAGCCCGGCAGGAACCGGATAAGGCGTGCCCGGCGTTCCGTTTCTTCCATTCTGAACGGTTCGACTTTACGGCCGCACGGCTGCATGGGTCCCGGTTGGCGGTATAGGCGGGCGATCATGTTGTCTATGTGGCATTCGTCCTTGGTCGATGCATAGAGTGCCAGATCGGCGTCCGTGGCGATCAGTTCCCCGAAAGATAAATCCAACAGTCCGGTGTCGGGGCCGACGAGGCGGACCGGTCCGATGTCCAGTACCGGCAGGTGGTTGGTTATCGTGTCGAATACGGGCTTCAGCCCGTCTCCGTCGGTGGTGAAAAGGAATCCGAGGAGTTCTTCGGCCAGGAGTACGACCTTCTCCGCGCGTCGGTGTGCTTCGACCGGGTGTAGTCGTTCCCATGCGATGCTGCGGGCTGTGCGTTTTATTCCCGCGAGGTAGTAGAGTACCCGGACTCGGAACTCGGCCTGCGATATTTTTGCGCATTGGAGGGCGTATAGCTGCTGCATCACGTAGTACACCTGGGGGCTGGTCATTTCGGAGTATGACGACGGGATGTTCGCCGAGAAGTTCGTCTCGGGAATTTCGATCCGGTTCATGGTCAGGTCATGAAATATTTTTTATCGCGGGAATTTTGCGGCACAAGGTCCGCTTCACGTACCGGTTGGCGGCGTTTCGTTACGGCTTTTTGGAGTTCTTTTTTGGCGTCGATAGCCTCGGACTCTACGGATTGCAGCAGCGCCTGGGTTGCTGCGTCGTCTATATTCCCGCCGCGGCTGCCTTGGAATGAGGCCGAGAAACGGCGGACGATCATTGTCGGCAGCACTTTGATCGACATGCGCTTTACGGCGGTAATTACGGCATAAAGCGGGACACAACGCTTTGCAGCCGCCAGTTGTTCGGCCAACTCTTCGGGCATGGGGGCCGTTTTCATTTTTTCGAACTCCTCGTCTCCGACTATGGGCCGGATGATGCGGTCCTGCACCTCCAGCATGAAGGGGACGAGGATGTAGAACATGCGGTGGGAATCTTCGAGGGGAAAAACCTCCTGGAAGGTGTCGAGGTCCTTTACGAAGCACGCCGCGAGTTTTTTCCGCAAAGGGGATTCTTGCCATTCGGAGACGGTATTTTCTTCCAAAAAAATGTAAAGGTCGTCGAGTACGCGATAGTATTTGTCGAGCAGGGCGTCGTCGTCCCGGTCGTATTGCCATTGCCAGGGCATTTTCTCGCTGCCCTCGTTGATTTTCACCTTGCGGCCCCCGTCCTCGTGTGATAGAGTGTTCTGCTGGTAGAATCGCACCATTGCCAACTGCGCTACGGGGGCTTGTATGGCTTTCAGTAGTCGTTGGTCGAGGGTGTCATTTTGTGTACCGAAGTCGGTGGAGTTGTAATATTTTTCGGCGCGGTCGAATACCTCCGGGCCGATCAGTCGCCGAACGACGCCGGCGGCGGACTTGATCTCGGACTCAATGGCCGAGAAGTCGTTGCTTCGGAAATAGTTCCCGACGAGGCGTTGCAGTTCGGCGGCCCCTTCGTTGTTCTTGTTGAAAATCATATTCTAATTGTTTCGGGTTCGGTTCTCCGGGGCAGTTTGCTCCTCGGCCATAAGGTTCTGGTGATAGAATCCGAGTTGTAGGTCGGTGTCCGGGAAATTGAATTTTATAGCCTGGTTGATCGGGTCCAGAATCACCATTTCGGGGATCGCAACATCGGATAGCTTGTAAATCTGGTGAGCGTAGAGCATTTCGGAGCCGGAGGCGAGTTTCCCGTTTACCATGATGTTCGTAAGCGAGGGGTGGAGCTGCATTCCGGAGGTGATCGCCGAGTTCGCTGCATCGCCGATTTTCAACTGCGACTCGACGAAATCTTTTATTTTCTGGTCCACGGCTTCAATCTTCCAGGAGCATAAATTGTGATCGGCGTCGTAGAAGTCTATGCTTTCGAAAAATTTTCCGGCGTTTTTTTTGCCGGACAATACCTCGGTTATGGTGTCCAATATTTCGGCTTTGACCTTTTCGAGGCGTGTTTCGATTTCTGCGGGTTGATCTTGAGGATAAAGTTCCTCTAATCTTTGTTTTTTCTTCTCCCAGTACCCGGCTGGGGAATGGATGTGATAGGCAAGGTTCAGACCGTTGTCGGTAACATATTTGAAGATCATGGGAATATCGGAGCCTCGCAATATCCATCGGATCGCGCCCAAGAATGCCGGTGTTGAATAGAAATTACGGCCGAAGGAGTAGGAATAGTTGTAGGATGCGGACACGGGGTACTTACCCGGATTGAGGGGGTCGTACACGGGGAAAGTCTGAATACCTGAAGTGAGGCAGCCGTTTTCGAAATCTCCGACGAAGATGTGCTTCACGTCCTCCAGACAGCGTGTGTCGGTCCATTCGAGGCGGGCGTTCGTTGATTTCACGAATTGCAGTTTTGCGATGCGGGCTTTCCGGCCGAGGTGATCGACAGCTCGGGCGCCGAGTCGCTGGGCGCGTTCCATAAAGTGCAGGGCAAAGAAACCCTGCATGTGCAAGTGGTCTACGAGGGCTTTCTCGATGAATTTCTTCGCCTGCCAGGATGCGAGCCATGCGGAAATCTCCGGGTCGTCGTCATACTCCCGGGCGATTTTGCCCTTTCGAAACACGTAGCGGTAGAGAAAGGCCCCCTGGCCGTAGAGTAGCCCCTTCTGGCGTTGGAGAATACCAGGCGCGAGGTTGTTGTCTTGGACCAGATCGCGGACCATGACGGGCATGTCGTTTCCAGGGCCATAGGGGACGATACGCTTGCCCATGACGTTCTGGTATGCGTATTCCCAGTTCGGATTCCGAGCGATGTTGAAAATTGTCGTATCGCCAGTTGTCCGGACGCTTGTGGAGAGAGAGTAGGCCGTCTGCCCTATTTGCAGGGCGAAGGCTGTGTCTGAAATTCGGTGTATTTTCGTTGTCATGCTTCGACTTTTTGGCCGTTGAAACTCAAAAGCAAAGGTTGATAAAATCGGCGGGCCTCCCCCGTGTCGGTGTTGACATATTCCTCGATGATCTCCGCGTTTCGGTGGTGGGCTTCCTGCGTTCGGGCGCGGAGTCGGGCGTGTCTGACCTCGACGATGCCTTCGCTTTTCTGCGCCGTTTCGTTGTAGGACATGAAGGAGAAGCCGAACGATATATTCCGTTTGGAGAGTTCCCGCATTTGCCGTATCGCGTCGAATAAATCCATGATGCAAAAATAGCCGCGGCCCCAGGTGGAATAAAGGACAAAAAAAGCGATTGAAACCTTGGATCAGCGATATTTTTTCGTACTTTTGTTCCCGTACATAGGGTTGAGTCGTGGGCCTAAAACTGACGAATTTAATCCGCTTTTGGGGAGAAATGGCGTTAATTTCTCCCCTTTTTTGTGCTTTGGGGACGGCAAAAAGTCCGTTTTTGCTTCTGGAAATCCCGATTTTTCCCGGTTTTGGGTGCTATATTTTCTTTTATTAACTGAAAATCAATGTTTTGAAATCTGAAACAAAAAAAGCGTTTCTTTATCTCAAATCGAAGCCCGCCCCGCCCTCTTTGTCGTTTGCGATTGCAAGCGTCCGAAAAGGTGATATATGAGGTCGGCGCCCGTTCCGGGGTGGGGTTCCGGGGGAGGGGTGCACAAGAAAAGAGGACGGCTCGGTGTACTGCACCCCAAAAGTTGGACACTTTTGGGGTGTTTTTTATGAAATATAATTATGAGATTCGTTTAAAGGCCGTAAAACTGGTACTCGAAGGCGGACTTTCGGTTAGGGAAGCCGGATGTCACTTGGGCTGTGGCCGCTCGCAAGTTCACTTGTGGGTAACATTATTCGAGCGCCATGGCCTTGCCGGCCTTAAGCTGCGCCACGGTAGCTACAGTGCAGAATTTAAGTTGTCAGTTTTGAAGCATATGCACCAAAATCATCTATCTTTGCTGGAGACAGCAGTGCATTTCGGCATTCCGGGCCCTTTTGTTATTCGTCAATGGGAGCGGCTCTATCAAAACCAAGGTGCTGAAGGCCTGCGGCGTAAACCGCAAAGAAGGAGGCCGGCCATGAGTAAATCGAAGACTAAAAAAGTCAAACTCAAAACGACTCCGCACGAAGAGTTGCTTAAGGAACTGGAGTATCTTCGTGCCGAGAATGCTTACTTAAAAAAATTGCAGGCCTTAGTCGAGGAGCGCATTGTCCGCGAGAGCGGGAAAGAGCCCAAGCCATCGAAGGACTAAGGCCGCAGTGCCGGCTTTCAGTATTGCTCAAAGCCGCAGGGATGGCGCGAAGCACATTTTATTATCACTTCAGAAAATCAAAACAACCCGATAAATATGCTCGCGAAAAAGAGAGTATTATAAGGTTATATCACGAACATAAGGGGCGTTATGGTTATCGGCGCATTACCGTTGAAATGAATAAGATCGGATATGCGATAAATCACAAAACCGTACTTAAGCTGATGAATATTTGCGGGATAAAAAGTCAGGTCAGGCTCCGTAAATACTGTTCATACAAAGGACAGATCGGACGGATAGCGCCCAATCTTCTGCAACGCGACTTTGCAGCCGAAAAACCGAATCAGAAGTGGGTTACTGACCTTACGGAATTTTCGGTTTGCGGCGTAAAGTTATATCTATCGCCGATTATGGACTTATATAACCGGGAGATTATTAGCTATAAAATAGCTGAACGCCCTAACTTTATGCAGATCATGAAGATGCTGGACGATGCGTTTGCCAGAATACCGGATTCTCCGGGTATTGTCTTGCATTCCGACCAGGGCTGGCAGTATCAGATGAAGCAGTATCAGCTCCGTTTAAGACAGAAAGGTATTACACAGAGCATGTCGCGCAAGGGTAACTGTCTGGATAACGCTGCTATGGAAAGTTTCTTTGGATTATTGAAGTCCGAATTATTATATTTGCAAAAATTCTCATCCATAGACCATTTCCGAAAAGAATTGGAAGAATATATCGACTACTACAATAACAAGCGGATAAAGAAATACTTAAACAACATGAGCCCGGTACAATACCGAACTCATGCCATCTAAACAAATACTAATCCGTCCAATATTTGGGGTGCACTTCACGGGCCGTCCTCCTCTGTTGTGGTCGATGCTGCTATCAGCGCACGGACACGTCGCCGACGGCTCCGCCTGGTAGGCCGCTTGTGATGCCCCGTTTGACTATATCAGCCCAGGTCTTACGCATAAGCGCATATTTGAAAGCATCGGTGAAGTTCGTAGATTCTACGAGACGTTTGGGGTCGGACGATTTCTCGGCGCTCTTATCCTTGCCGACTCGCTTCATGGAGTCCACGGTGGTCTTGGCAAGTTCGAGGGCGGCTTTCAGATGTCGGCAATGTATAGCGTCGATTTGCAATTCGGGGAGGAGGGGATTGTGCCCGCTCATCAGTTCACGCATGAAAATATATTCGTCGGCCATTGGAATATTGCCTTGGCCCAGAGACATGAGCTGCACGCGCCAGCCGGTTTTTGCTCCCGTTCCGTCCTTCTCGATTGCCTCTTTCATTTGTAGGGCCATTGACTGTTTACTGCGGCCGTAGTTGTTTCCGCTGCGGTCGTAGTAGAACTTTATCACCTTCTGTTTGTGCGGGCGGAAATAGTCGAGGAATTTGTCGGCGATCTCCCTTACCCATTCGGGCGGGAGGCTGTAAAATTCTTTGAGGCATCGGAATATGCGGCCGTCGTCCTGGCAGACGATCATCGAGAGCATATTGCCGAAGTCCATCGCCATATCTATCGAACGGTTCGGGTCGAGGTGTCGGAGGAGCCGGCAGTCCTCGGCATCGTGGAACCCGAGAGCATTTTCCACGGCGGTATTGTTGCCGTCGTAGTAAAAGTGCCGTTCCCCGAGGTTGCAATAGAACTGCTGACCCCGGTCGATGCGGGGCGGCATCGACAATATCGCAGCCTCCACGTCTGCGAGTTGGGAAGCCAAAGCATCGGCGAACCATTCGGGGGAGAGGATGTCGATGTTCACGTAGGAGGAAACAAGCATGAACATATTCTGGGCCTTCTCGTGCCTGCGAAGGTTCTGCCAGCGTTGCCGCCAGCGGTTCGCGGTTTTGTATTTATTCAGATATTCCTGGCGATCCGTGTCGGATTGTGTGCGGTGAAACTTTTCCTTTGCCGCGATATATTCTTGCAGGGCGTCGTTGGCGATGAGTGCCGTTTTCAATACGAGGAGGAGGAAGGGTGCGTCCATGTTCTTCGCACCTTTGAATATCCAGTCGTATTCGCCCTTATTGCCGGTGTTCGGCATATCCGTCGTGAAGGTTTCCCCCAGGTATAGCGGGGAGTGGCCGAACTGAATACGGTAGCCGCGGCGGGCTTTAAGCAGGTTGCCGATTTTCGTTTCGGGGAAATATTTCACCTCGTCGCCCAGGATATGCACGTAGGAGCGACCGGCCAGGGATGCCGGGCGGTCGAGTGATCCGAACGTGATGTTCAGACCCGTAAAGAATATGATTGTTCGCTTGTGAGAAATAATTTTGTTGTAGGGTTTCCAGAAATGAGGCTTCAGCCATTGAGGCAGGTCGGCGCACTCTTTTTCGGTGAATGTCGGGGGTTGCTTTTCTACGACATAGTGGATGTCCTCGCGGAACCCTTTCCGTTCCAGGGCTTCGAATACCATTGGGAGTAAGGTTTGCGAAGGTGTCGGCCACCCATGCCACGGGGGCCCCTGGCATGTCGTATACCATTTCGATCAACCGCTCTACTTGTATTTCGGTTGTTTTAGCCGAACCGCGGCCGGCCACGATACGGAGTTTGCGCGGCATTATCATTGCGCAAAACTGCGAAAACCAGTTCATAAACTGGAGGTCGGCATACGGTTTTTTCTCCGGTTTAATTTTCGCACGCTTTCCCATTCTCGAACATTTCGATAATATCCACGTCCTCGATCAGAGCCTCTTGACGGAGGCGCCGTTTTTCGACTTCGGGGATGTGTAGTTGTTGAATTTGCTCGTTCACCTCCTGGCGGTTCACGGGCGGAAGCCCCAGCACTTCGGGAGTGAGTGAGAACATACGGATTTGTCGGAGGTACATGGCGGCGGGAAGTTTCTGGATTTCCGGTTCGTCGAGTTTTCGGATTTTCGCGGCCTTGGCTATTATCTCGCTGACTGCCTCGTAGTCCTTGGGGGTCTGCGCGGCTGCGAGAGCTGCGTGGGCGATGTTGTCGAGCATTTCGGCATACTTATTCCGCAGGGCCTCCTTGGTCGTGTTCCGGTTGGAGTAGAACAGTTGGTCGGCTTGGTCGTAGTAATCCACGGCCCGGTCGTAGGAGTAGCCGAACTGCTGTGTCAGCAGTTTTATAGTTGCCCGCTTCCCGAACTGCCGGTCCAGGGAGTTAATGATCGAAAGCAGGTCGATGAATAATTTCTCGTTGTTGGAGAGTTCGGCTGTTCGGCCGGCCGCGATATATTCGGATACCTTCTCGAATGACTTTTGATCGTCGAAGCCGCCGAAGATGTCGAGTTTCGAGGTTTGAAACGATTTTTCGCGGCGTATTTTTTCCAGGTGAAGGATAGATGGAAGGTCACCGAGTTTGGCATTCTCGAAGACTTTCTTACTTATATCGGCTTGTGCTTGCAGTCGGCCCCGAGTGATTATCAGGGAAACGGTGCTGTCCGGGTCTTTATACTCGGCCGTGAATTGGTCGATGTCGAAGCCCATAGAAATAGCGATGTCGCGGGGACTCCATTCCAAGGCGCCGTAGCCTTGCAGTTCTTGCACCAAGTCAGGTGTCAGACTGTCTCCGATGATGTTCCGTCGATAATTTAACTCGGGAACGGCTGTATCTAATATTTTACCGGACATTGTAGGCTTCAATTAGGTTGTCCACCTCCCGCAAAAGGTCCTCCTTTTGCAGGCGGCGTTGCTCCCGTTGGGTGAGCAGATGGGGTTTTGTGCCCTTTCTTATTTCGTCGTTAATCCGCCAAATTGCCAGTCGCAGGCGGCGTTGTTCGGCCAGTAGGGCTACGATGTTCAGCCCGCGTAATTTCCGTAATTGCCGGAGGTGGTCGAAAATCCGGTGTTTCCCCAGAACTGCATGGTGTTCGCGGTAGTAGTCGAGTTCGGCGAAGATGTCGCGGTTCTCTTGGAAATTCTCGATAGCGCTCCGGGCGGTCTGGTAGCACTCGTCGAGGGTTGTGCAGTCGAATAAGTGGTCATGGGCCTGGATGTAACGCTCGTGGGCCGTGATTTTATCGGCCGCCAGAATTTTCAACTCCGGGGGACAATCCGGATCGCGGAGATACGGGAAGTCGTCGCGGAAGCGGCGGCGGGGTGTAGTGTTTTGTTCTTGCTCTTTCTCGATGCCTGCCAGGGCGCACAACTTTTCGATCAGCAGAGGTCGATATTTCGCCGGGTTCATTTTCACGAGCACCGGGAGTCGGGTGTTGCTGCTGAATTGTGAAAAGAGCAGGAGGCCCGATTGAACCTCGGCTCCTGCTCTCAACCATGCGCGAACGGCAGCAGTCGAGTTATTTTCCGCCATAGAGCAACGCGAGTCGTTCTTTGATCGGTGTAAACCCTTCCGCCGTCGTGCAGATAAATTTCTTCCGGAGGAGTGCTTCGGCGACTTTCGCCATGCAGGGGGTCTGCATATCCGCGAACGCTACGGTGCTGCCGAACGACATGCCGACCGCCTCGGGCAGTTCTCCGGCGTGGGCGATGCCATTGTATTTCTCGAAAAACTCCTCCGCGGTGAAGGTGTCGTCGTTGTCGAGAAGTTCCAGGGTTTTGAGTACGGCGGTCGCTTCGAGGAGTACCGGGAGCCGGGTGTCGCTGGTTTCCACCCATGACACGGGGGATGTCAGCTTGCGGCGGATGCGGTAAGCCATAAGGTCGGCGAGGTTCACGCGATGCGTGGGGAAGCAGTTGGCCGGCACGAGGACGAAGGTGTCCGGGATTTCCTCCTCGGCCAGCAGTCCGGTGATGAGTTCCGCGAAGGGCGCGGAACCTACCTCGCGGGGGAGGATAACGGCCGGGGCGGCTTTCTGTTTCCAAGCTTTCGTAAGAAGGGGAAGGGCTTCGGGCGTTCCGCAAACGACGATCACCACGTCTTTACACATAGTAAGGACG